GTCGTTGTCTTCTGTGACGTTCGCAACGAGCGGGGGGACGATTACTTGGGATGCAGCGGATGTTGAGTGGACTTCGAGCACTATTGCTGGTGCCGCTTTCGCTGTCGTTTATGACGACTCGCTCACTAATAAACCTCTGATTTGTGCCATTGACTTCGGTGGAGCTTTCTCTACCACGTCCGGCACATTCAAAATTACTTGGAACGCAAGCGGTATCTTTACGCTTGACCTCACACCATAGGAGTAAATAATGGCGATCCCGGCTTCTGGGTATCCCACTAGCACTGATTCAGCTACCGAGTTTCCGGCCCCTGGGTCGTCCACTGATTTGGATGCGACGGGTTTTGAACACGATTTGCTTCATAAGAATACGTCGAGTGCGGCTATTCAGCTTCAAACGAAGTTGGGGCATACTGCTTCGACTCCTGTAGCTGCTCGTGCTCTTGTTGGTACGGGTACTGGTACTTCTGAATGGTCTGCGACTCTTACGTCGATGACGCTTGCAGGGGCAACCCTGTCTGGTGCTGTTACTGGTGCCGACCAAACGATGTCGGCGGTCACTCACAAGGATTATTCCGAAACCGTGTATGCGGGTGGAAACACTGGCGCTGCACCGGCGATTGCTGAAACTAACGGCAACGTCCAAACGTGGACTTTGAATGCTGTGACAGCGACCTTTGCGTTACCTGCCGCTGCGGGTCTTCAAGCCGGTACGAGCCTTACCCTGATTTTGCTTCAGGACGCTTCAGGTTCTCGTGCTGGAGTATTTCAGGTGAGTGGTGCTACCACTCTCGTGAAATGGGCTGGCGGTACTGCACCGACATTAAGTACGGGGGCTGCCGATATAGATATTGTTACGTTTATGACCATTGATGGCGGCGCTACACCTACTTGGTATGGGTTTGTCGCTGGGCAGGATATGAGCTAATGCCTTTCGGGGTTGAAAAAGCTGCGTTGTTGGGTGCTGCTGGAGCAGGCGGTTTGGAATTATCCGGTGGTACAGAATCGTCATCTGGTGGCTACAACTATTACACTTTTAACTCGACTGCCACTCTGACTGTTACTGGTGAAGGCGAGGTTGATCTTTTGCTGGTTGCTGGTGGCGGTGGCGGCGGCGGACAAGCTAGCTGGGCCACTTCCGGTGCTGGTGGTGCAGGTGGTTACCGCACCAAAGATGCGATAACGATATACGAGGGCACTTATACTTGCACTGTTGGCGCTGGCGGTGCGGCAGGTTTGGATGACGCCCGTGGCAGTAAGGGAGTGAATAGTTCTATCGCCCAAGCCAGTGGTTCCGGGTGGTCAACTCTTACTACTACTGGTGGTGGTGGGGGTGGGTATGCGATGTCTCCTTCTGCTGTGACGGGTGGTTCAGCTAGTGGAACTGCTAATTATTCAAACAACTGGACCGGTGCTGGTGCTACTGGCAATGAGGGCGGTTATACACCGGTTGAAGGCTACGACTCTAATAGTTCAACTGTTGACGAGGTTTCTGGTGGCGCTGGCGCTACTGAAGATGGCAGCAACGCTGCTGTGGGCTACGAAACTTGGGGTGGAGATGGGGACACTTGGTATGACAGCGTTGCTAGAGGTGGCGGTGGCGGCAAGTTTAATGACACTAGTCACGGCTATCTTTTTGGGGGTGGAGGCAATGGACGAGATGCTGGTTCAGCGAACACTGGTGGTGGTGGTGTCAGTTCCACTGGTGGCCAAACAAATTCCGGTGGTTCCGGTTGCATCGTGTTTAGAGTGGCAGCATAATCATGGCTCACTTCGCAAAGATCGAAAACGGAATCGTTGAAGAAATAACGGTTGTTGCTAACGAACAAGAACACCGGGGACAAGACTTTCTCGCCAATGACTGCGGTCTAGGGGGGACATGGGTCCAGTGTTCTTACAACCACAACATTCGCAAACAGTTCCCCGGCATCGGGTACAGCTACGATTCTTCAGCCGATGTTTTTATTAGCCCTCAGCCATTCCCATCGTGGTCCCTTGACGATAACTACGAGTGGCAGCCACCTACTTCAATGCCTGAAGGATCGTGGACTGATAAGTTACCGGGCATTTTGGGGTCAGATCATCCTGATATGGAGCAGTCTCCTTACCGTTGGGATGAAGATTCTCTTACTTGGGTTTTGATTGCCGATAACCCTCCATTTTGATGGAACTCGTAGACGCACCCGGCAAAATTAACACCGGACGGCCACTCAAACTTTTCGGAATAGTCGTACACCACACCGCCTCCAACCGCAACGCCAACCCCGACAACGTGATCGCCATGTGCGTGCGAGGCGTCAACAAGGTACCTGGACCTTTATACAACTACCTCATAAAACGTGATGGCACCATTGTCAAGTTGACTGCTGAGAACGTGAAAGCCAACCACGCTGGTCGAGGGCTTCAGTCGGTGTTGACTCGCACCCAAAAAAACCTTCCTGTTTTGGGAAACGCTAAGAGCGCAGGAAAGATTACAGCTAACGCCCGTTTTGTAGGAGTATCTCTTATTAATGACGGGTTGGGTGAAGATGTACCTGAAGCTCAGATGGAAGCGTTAGTTAGTTTGTGTGCTTTTCTGTGCGACGGACACAAATGGAACCCTGCGGTGTCTGTTATAGGTCACAAGGAATGGACCTCTAGGAAGGTTGACCCCTCGTTCTCTATGTCAGAGCTACGTGGAATGATTCATCGGCGCATGGTCACAGATATTCCTACAATGATTTTACCTAAAGAACCATCAGACGGAATGGTTCCATTCCCCGGAACACTACGCAAAGGATCGAATAGTCAGGCTGTTGTTCATGTTCAACGAAAGATAGGTGCATTAGCTGACGGCATTTTTGGGCGTGGTACACTCGCCAAAGTAAAACAATGGCAGCGAACCAAAGGGCTCGTTGCAGATGGCGTGGTCGGTCCCAAGACTTGGGCGGCTATGCAGATACGGAGACAAGAAGTTGTTCAACCAGCGTTTTATTAAAGACTCATTAGAGCGTGGAGTATCCACGTTCGCTCAGGCTTGGGCTGCCGCTATGGCAATCCCTGGCCCCGATTGGGGTGACTCCTTAAAGATTGCGGGAGTTGCCGCACTTATTAGTATTGCTAAAGCTATCGCCGCTACAAAGGTGGGCGATCCCGAAACGGCGTCACTTAGCGGTTAGGAATGATCCCGAAACGGCGTCACTTAGCGGTTAGGAATGAGGTTGTTCTGTGACGCAATATCGTCAACCAGGAGTTGTATATAGGGCATCGGGCGTCGCTTATGGGACGCCTACGACTATTACTCCTGCGACTATTGCGTGCACAGCAACAATCCCAGTTGATTTTGAGTTCGAGTACCGTCAATCTGGGCAGGCTTACAGAAATAGTTACGATTATCGTCAAGGAATCATAACTGGCAACACCTATTTGGTTGTTGCTACGCCTGCGACTATTGGTGTTACTACTTCGATTACGGCTACGGGTGGGATACCGATCACGGTTACCCCTGCAACTATTGCTGCTGTAGCGGCTGTACCTATTCCTACTGATATTGCCGCTAACTATGTTGAGTTAGCTGAAGGCATAACTGTCACGGGCGCTGTGCCTGCCCCAACGATCCTTACCGGTGTCGTTCTGTATCCGGCTACGATCGCTGCTGTCGGCGGCATTGACCCAATTATCGGTGTAAACATTGTTAGACCTGCAACTATCCTGTGCGTAGCCACCGTCCCAGATGCGACTCTAGAAACACACGTAACACCAGCAACAATAACTGTTGACCTCACAAGTGATGGGGCGAGACAACTCTATACGTTCTATCCTGGTGCCACCGCTATCGTCCCACCTGTCGGACTATACAACAGACCTACTGTGGCTGCGTATGCGTTAGCTCGGTTCTATCCGCCAAGGCCCCGTGCCGGGAACCTATACATTATTAACGGAACATCGGTACAAGATTACCTTCCAGTAGATACCACAACAGTTACACGGTGGCTTCTAGGCGGTCACTTCCCACCCACAGATCTAACATCTAGTGAGATATCATTACTTGAAGCAAGCGGTTTCCCCATTGATGTAGGAGCAGGTGTTTCTTAATGCCCGTATATGTTTACCGTTGTCTCGACTGCGGTCTATCCCTTGACGTGCGTCACTCGTTTGAAGAGACATATCAAGGAGACTGCGAAGGGTGCAGTGGTGTAGTACGCAAACACTTTGGGCAAGTGCAGATCTCTGCGTCAGCTACGCCTACTCGTGGGGTTCACGATGGTAAAGCTATCGACTGGGATGGAACTAAAACTAAAGAACGAAATAAAGATAGAGATATGGCAGCCTATAAACGGCTTCGCTCGGAAGGTCTTCATCCTCCCTCTATAGATGGGGCTGCTGATCTTGAAACTCGGGCCGGAAATAAATGGGAAGTTAAAGCGGGACACATTATTAAAGAGGGGAACCGAAAAAAGGCTGAGTCACAGTTGCAGGAGATTTTGGAATGACAACACAAATATGGGTTGATGAAACTCGTGACATGCTTCTGTCGGGGTATGTCGAAGAACTGGATTTAGTGGTGACTGCTCCCATTCCAGCGACTACTGGCACGGAACTAGTGGTGCAGGGCATTGCTTCCTCCATTGTTAAAGGCGTTATCATTGAGGTGAACACCGAGTTGATGTATGTCATTTCGGTAACTTCGACCACGATTTCTGTGATGCGTGGCTACGGCGGCTCCACTGCTGCTACCCACATTGCTGGCGATCTAGTGCGTGTCTCCCCTAAGTTCCCTGCTCATCGAATCATTTCTTCTCTTAATGATGATCTTGCCGATATTTGTTCTCCTGCTAATGGCATGTTCCAAATACGTGTTTCTACATTTACTTATAATGGGGGAGTTGCGGGCTATAACTTAGATACAGATGACGGTTCAGGAGGCGCTTATACAGTTGATTCTGTTTACGAAGTGACTCATGCTGCTGTTGGAGTGTTAGCTAACGAACCTGAAATAATTTCGTGGCGACTTAAACGAGATCGAGATACTGGGTCGTTTGCAAGTGGTAACGCTTTAATTCTTTATGATGGCGCTATACCTGGGAGAACAGTAAGAGTTCTATACAAGTCACCTCTCACACCTATCTCTACTACAGATCTGACACTTGACCGATCGCTTACAGGTTTAGCGACAAGTGCTTACGATCTACCCCCTCTTGGTGCAGCTATGGCATTGATGACTACTCGACCTATACGTCGAGAGTTTCTTGACGCCCAAGGCACCTCACGTATGGGTGAAGAAGTGCCACCCGGCGCTATCTCCGCGTCGTTCCGTGATCTTATGGGGCGACGGCGAGCCCGTCTTGAAGCTGAAACTTCTCGTCTGGTTACACAATACCCGCAACAATGGTCACGTCATTCTGCTGTTGGTAACAGTATGTGGGGTTATGGGCGGTGAGTTTTAATGCCGAGTCGCTGCCA